GAGAATTATGACTGAAGAAAACAAAAGCCAAGACCCGGTAACCAGCAGCGACGACAAGATACTCGGCGCATGGCAGGTCATGGATCGCATGTTCGCAGAGATGAACTTTACAGTGCTCGAAGCGGTTACTACGCTTGTCTCGTTGCTCGGTACGACACTCGTCAAAGCCCTTCCACCCGAGAAGCACGACGAGGCAATCGACGAACTGATTGTTGAGCTTCGCGCAATGATTGCGGCAATCATTGAGGAAGACGAGGAAGAGAAAAAGAAAGGGCTGAACTGATGGCTCACGCTAAGTTGAGCGCGAGCGGGGCACATCGCTGGTCGGTGTGCCCCGGCTCAGTCGCGGCGGAGGAAGGTATTCCCGACCGTTCGTCGCCGTTCGCCGAGGAGGGTACTCGTGCGCATGACATCATGGAAAAGGTTCTGAACCGGCAGGGAGAACCGCGGGACTACACTAAAGATCAGGAGATGATCGACGGCGTCCAGCTCTATGTCGACTACGTCATGAACCTCTACCCTGAGCGGAAGCTCAAGGCTCTCTTTGTAGAACGCCGCGTTAGCTTCGCCGACTGGGTGCCCGACGGTTTCGGCACGGCGGACACGATCCTGATTACCGACGACACACTGCACGTCGTTGATTTGAAATATGGCAAGGGCGTGCAGGTGTTTGCGGATAACAACCCGCAGGCGCTCTTGTATGCGCTTGGCGCATACAGCGAGTTCGAGTGGGTGTGGCGTCCAAAGAATGTGAAGGTGAGTATCGTCCAGCCGCGGCTAGATCACATCAGCGAGTTTGAGATTTCGGTCTCTGACCTGATGAAATTTGGCGAAGCCATGCGGCAGGCTGCCGAGGCGACGCAAGAGCCCGACGCGCCGCGCGTACCGGGAGAAAAACAGTGCCGGTTCTGTAAGGCAAAAGCAACATGCCCGGCACTGATGGCGATGACTGCAGAGACAATTCTTGCAGACTTCGAGGATCTCGAACCATCGAAGCCAGCAAACAGTCTCACGGAAAAGCAGTTGTCCTTGGTCATGAACCGCAAGCCCATAATCGAGGCGTGGCTGTCGGCTGTAGAGAAGACAGTCAAAGAGAAGCTCGTCGCGGGCGAAGGGTTTGAGGGGTTCAAGTTGGTAGAGGGTCGCAGCCTGCGGAAGTGGCAGGACGAGAGTGACGCGGAAGAGTTCCTGTCTGAGTATTACGACGATAATCAGATTTTCAGCAGGAAACTGATTTCTCCGTCGCAGGCTGAGAAACTGATTGGCAAGAAACACGCTAATAAAATTTCTCACCTTATTATAAAGCCGCAAGGTGCGCCGACCATTGCGCCGGAGCAAGATCCGCGGCCAGCGATAAAGTCTGTGGTTGATATGTTTGACGTAGTTGACCCAGACGATTTTGATGAGTAAGCCAGAAAAGACGCTGCGGCGTTTCAACTAAAACTGAAAGGTAGAACGATGAAACTTAAACTAAACAATGTCCGCCTCTCCTTCCCGAGCATTTTCCATAAAGCCGTATTCAACGGCAAGGAAACGAAGTTCGAGGCAACCTTCCTCCTTGACAAGGACAAGCACGCCGACAAGATCGAAGAGATCAACGAGGCGATTAAGGCCGCGATTAAAACAAATCTCAAGGGCGCGAAACTCGGTCCGGACAAGATTTGCATGAAAGACGGAGACGAGATTGGCTACGACGGATACGACAACACCATGTCGTTCAAGGCCAGCAGCCAGAAGCGTCCGATGGTAATTGACCGAGACAAGAGCGCACTAACTGAGGACGACAATCGTCTATACGCAGGCTGCTACGTCAATGCGTCGGTCGAGCTGTGGGCTCAGAATAATGAGTATGGCAAGCGGATTAACGCGAACCTTCTCGCGGTTCAGTTCTTCAAGGACGGGAAACCGTTCTCTGATGGCGTGAGTGCGAGTTTAGATGACTTCGACGCATTCGATGATGACGAAGACGTTGATTTCATGTAGAGTAGTCTTGAGCGGTTCTCCATGACGCTCAAGTAAGTCTGACGGAATCTCCGATGACACCTTCACGTCAGACTTCCCCGCCGAGTGTACCAGCCCTCGGCGGGGTTACTTTATGGGTATCAAATGAATTTCAAACGCACACGTCACCGGCCTCAGAAAATACCTTCGATGACGTATAGAGACGTCAAACGGTTTTGGGCTAAAGTAGACGTAAGGTCGTCAGACGAATGCTGGAATTGGAAGTCCACGGCGACCGCGGCCGGATACGGTAGATTTAAGATAAATAAAAAAGTTTATTCTGCTCATCGAATAAGTTTTCATCTAGCCCACCCAAAAGTTGACATTACAGGTGCAAAGAATGTCATAATGCACTCCTGCGACAACCGCCGCTGTTGCAACCCCGCCCATCTGCGTTTAGGTACTCTGCGAGACAATTTTATGGACATGCTCCAGAAGGGTCGCGGCGGAGCAATAATTGTCAACTTCAAAAAGAAAGAGGCCACTCCTCATGCTAGTTCTAGATTGCGAAGTTTACCAAAACTACTTCTTACTTATGTTCAAAAAATTAGAGACAGGAAAGTACGCAACGATTGAAATGTTTGAGGGCCAATCAATCGACCCCCGCAGAATAAATCGCCTGATGGCGTCAGACACGACGGTCAGCTTCAACGGAAATTCCTACGATCTATACATAATTGCGGCCGTATTGGCCGGTTGGGAATGTTCACAGATAAAAGAACTTTCGGACGACTTGATTAAGTCAAAATTGCCCGCGTGGAAAATTGCGCAGAGGCACGACCTGCAGACTGACCCGTGGGACCACATAGACATCTTTGAGGTAGCGCCCGGCAAAGCCAGCCTGAAAATTTACGGTGGCAGGCTGAATGCTCCCCGCATGCAGGATCTGCCAATCCAGCCAGACGCGATGATCACCGCCGATCAGGCGGAAGAGCTGAAGAAGTATTGCGCAAACGATCTCGACACCACAGAGCGTCTCTACAAAGCTTTGGAGGGGCAGATACGCCTGCGAGAGGAAATGGGGCAGCAGTATGGGGGAATTGATCTGCGCAGCAAGAGCGACGCACAGATAGCCGAGGCGGTCATAAAACACGAGCTGACAGAGCTGACCGGCAAGTCCTACAAGCCGCGCAAGGCTGAGATTGGGTCTCTGCTGAAGTACGAAGACCCCGGCTTCGTTGAGTTCCAGTCGCCGCACCTGCAGGAAGTATTCCGCATGGTTCTGAATAGCGACTTCCCCGTCGGACTGAACGGCTCTGTGCAGCTCCCAAAAGAGCTGCAGGACAAGAAGATCATGATCGGTGACACCGAGTACAAGATGGGCATTGGCGGCCTGCATAGTTGCGAGAAGTCGCGCAGCGTCGTGGCAACATCCGAGCAGATCCTTGCCGACTTCGACGTTTCCTCGTACTATCCCAACATCATCCTGAAGCAGCGCCTGTCGCCGAAGTCGATGGGCGCTGACTTTCTGACGGTCTACAAGGACATTGTAACGCGGCGACTGCGGGCCAAGGCTGCGGGCGACAAGGTGACGGCAGACACCCTGAAGATCGTCGTGAACGGGTCGTTTGGGAAGCTGGGCAGTATGTACTCCAGCCTGTACGCGCCGGAGCTGATGATCCAGACGACGGTCACGGGCCAGCTCTGCCTGTTGATGCTGATCGAGATGTTGGAGGGCGCGGGCGCAAAGGTCGTCAGCGCCAACACCGACGGCGTCGTCGTTCTGTTCGACAAGGCACTCGAAGACAAGATCATGGGCGTGACGTTCGAATGGTCGATGCAGACCAGCTTCGAGCTTGAGCGGTCAGACTATCGCTCGCTGCACAGCCGGGACGTGAACAACTACATTGCGGTTAAGCTGGACGGCAAGACCAAGCGCAAGGGCGTCTATGCGGACCCGCTGCTGAACAAGAACGCCGACTTCCAGATCGTCAGTGACGCCGTCGCCAATTATCTGAGCGCAGGAACATCACTGAGCAATACGATACTGACCAGCAAAGATGTTACGCGGTTCGTTCACATACGAACTGTTACGGGCGGCGCAATATGGCGTGGTCATTTTCTCGGCAAGGCTGTGCGGTTTTATTACTCTGCGGACGCAATCGAGAAGGAAGCAATTCACTACGCGAGGAACTCCAACCGGGTTCCGCGATCGGAGGGCGCTAGACCTTTGATGGAGTTGCCCAAAGAAATGCCGCGCGATGTGCATTACGCCAAATACTTACTCATGGCTAAAGATGCATTAAAAGACGTCGGGGTTGAAGTATGATAAGATACTGTTTCTACGCCCGCCTGCACGACGTCAATACTGTCTGGACGAGCGGGTGCCTGATAACGCCAATGCTGGAGCCTCACGGCCATTACAGCGTGATTGCAGAGTTAGTTTGTTGCGGTAGGTAACATGCCCCGGCCAATGTACGAGAGCGATAAGGACCGCCAGAACGAGCGGGAGATTGCCGAGGCCTTGGAGAGACGTTGGGATTGCGACGCAGAAAAACTAAAGATTGCTTGTGAAATTGACTATTCTCTGACCCGCAAGGGCCGGATCGTTGGCGTAATGGAGATAAAATGCCGAAACTACGACTACGATACGTTGGACGGGTGGGGCGGACTTATCCTGAGCGCACACAAGTGGCAGGCTGGACGACGCTGGAAAGAAACGCACAATATAGCGTTCATTCTGGTTCTTGGCCTGACCGACGGTGTTTTTGCGTACAGGTTAAAAGCCGAAGATCCTTGGCCAGAAATGAAACTGAAGACGGCTGGAAGACGTGATCGGGGCGACGCTCAGGACATCGAGCCGTGCGTCATCATCCCAATGCAAAAATTTCAGAAACTCGATTGACGAATAAGGTTCGCCGATGCTAGAAAAGCAAATAGAGCGAGCACTTGTACGTCGAGTGAAAGACCTTGGAGGGTTATGCGAAAAATTTGTCTCCCCCGGACGCCGCAGCGTGCCAGACCGTATTGTCACGTTACCCGGCGGGAAGATCATATTCGTAGAATGTAAAGCGCCCGGAAAAAAGCCTACGCCGCTGCAGGAGCGGGATCACAAGAAACGTCGATCTCTTGGATGCACGGTGTTAGTAATCTCGAAATTGGAAGATATAAGTTCAATAGAATGCTAGACCGCAACAATCTTCACGCATACCAGAACCGGGCAGTGTCCTTCATCAAGGACAGAAAGCGTTGCGGTCTCTTCCTCGACATGGGTCTCGGCAAGACGACGTCTACTCTGACGGCAGTCAGCGACCTGATCGACGACTTCCAGATACGCAAGACGCTCGTCATCGCGCCCCTGCGCGTCGCCAACAGTGTGTGGCGGCAGGAGGCGGCCAAGTGGGCGCACCTCGATCACCTGCGCGTCTCGGTCGCTACGGGCACGGCAAAGCAGCGCCTTGAGGCCCTGATGACATCTGCGGACGTGTACGTCATTAATCGCGAGAACGTCGACTGGCTCGTCAAGCACTACGGCCCCAAGTGGCCATTCGACATGGTCATAATAGACGAAAGTAGTAGCTTCAAGAACCCATCAGCAAAGCGGTTCCGGGCGTTGCGGCGTGTTCTTCCGATGACCGAGTACATGGTCCTCCTGACCGGTACGCCCTCCCCCAACAGCCTGCTGGACGTCTGGCCACAGATGTTCCTTATCGACTTTGGAGAGGCTCTCGGGCGCACTGTTACGGCCTACAAGCAGCGTTTCTTTGAGAGCGACTACATGGGATATAAATGGAACATCCGGGAGGGCGCCGCTGAGAAGATACACGCCCTGATGTTGCCGCGTGTCCTGCATATGAGCGCGGAAGACTACCTCGACGTGCCGCCGCGCATTGATCTGATCGAGAGTATCGAATTACCACCAGAGGCTCTGGCGACGTACAAGGAATTTGAGAAGACGCTACTGGCAGAGCTGGAGGACGGCGAAGAGGTCGAGGCGGCGACGGCAGCGGTCCTAGCAAACAAGCTGCTGCAGTTTGCCAATGGTGCGGTCTACACCGATGAAAAGAAAAACTGGTCAGAAACGCACAAGGTAAAGCTAGACGCCTTGGAGGAAATACTCGACGAAAACCAGAACGAGACGCTGCTTGTTGCATACAATTACAAGTCCGATTTGGCTCGTTTACAAGAGCGTTTTCCGAATGCAATTGTCCTCGATAAAAAACAGAACACTATTGACAAGTGGAACGCGGGTGAGATTAAAATGCTTTTGGCGCACCCCGCGTCGGCCGGTCACGGATTAAATCTACAAAATGGGGGCAGTCTCATTGTATGGTTTGGCCTGACATGGTCACTGGAATATTACCAGCAATTCAACGCACGCCTACACCGACAGGGTCAAGAAAAGCCGGTGCGTATTCTTCACATAATCGGTAAGGGTACGATTGACGAGAGAGTTATGGGCGTCCTTGCTCATAAAGACATGACGCAGAGGGGTCTGCTTGCGGCCCTGAAACCGTCATCAAAATAGAAGAGGGAAAAATGCAAAACGTAAGAGAAATATTAAACGAAAGAGAAAAGATCAGTGGTAGGTACAGAGATGTATCCCGCATGATCCAAGATACTTTGCGGCTTTGGGCTACGGGGCCAAATTGGAGCAGAGGAAAGTTGACTGATGCGCAAGTAACGAGTTTGGAAATGATTGCTATGAAAGTCACGCGCATTTTGCAAGGCGATAATAATCATATTGATAGTTGGCGTGACATTTCAGGATACGCTGAATTAGCTGCAATTGATCTTGAAGAAGAAGAGATCAGCATCAAACAAACAGTTAAGATTGTTGATGGCGCGTTTGGGGCAATCATTAAAAAAGAACCAAAAGAGGACCTGAAGAAATGAAAGTCACCTTGGCCCTCGCAGCATCTATTGCAATAGCCACTCCCGCAATAGCCCAAGAAGAAAGCGCGGCAGACTTTTTCCGCAAGGATAAGCTCTATTGGAGCAAAGGATTAAAGGCCCCCGCCATTTTTTCTTATGGAGATAACATCTCCCGTATTCGCAGCGTTTCAAAACGTAAGAGGCTTGTGAGGCGCATGGTGGCGCGTCAAGCAAGAGCCAAATTAGGCAGGCGGTGGGTACGATCTGCCGTTAAGATAGCTTATGTTGAGAGCAGGTTTAATCCGAGGGCTGTTGGGCCGCGCACACGACACGGGAGGGCGAGGGGTGTAATGCAAGTTATGCCAAGGTCTGCTCGCGCTCTAGGCTTTAATCCACGCAGGCTGAATGAGGCGGCCTACGGCATAGCCGCCGGTATTGCTCACATGCGAATGTGTATTCGCAGTGGAGTCAGGACTGAAGCTGAAATGTCTGCGTGCCACGTTGCGGGGCCTAGAGGCTGGGCCATAAGATTGCGTCGTAAAGCGCAGCGTTACAAGCGTATATATGTCGCTATGGTTAGAAGGGCTCCCGGCTATTGGGACTAGGAGGGGATAATGGAATACTTGTTTGGATTGGCGCTTATCAGCGCCACCGCAATTGCCGTCCTAACTGTTGTCGGTTGCGGCTTCTTCACGTTGGTGATGGTCTTGGCCATCGAAGAAAAAATTCAAGAATGGAGAAAGTAAAATGGAATTTGACACGCCGGAAGCTCTCTATCAGCACTACAAGAATGTCCGCCAACGCATTGAAACAACCTCCAAAGAGGCGGCAATAAGGAATGGAGTCATCGTACTTCCAATCAAAAAATTGCCGCCGCCTGAGCAGAAAAGAGCGGCAGAGACAGAGCAAAGCGAAGAAACTCCGGTTATTTCGCTTGAGCCACCAAAGCACTTGAACGAAGTGCAGAAAATTATGTATGAAGTAGCTATAAAACACGGTGTCCGGGTTTCTGATTTGCGTGGACCCTCTCGCACAAAGCGTTTTGTTATAGCGCGGCAAGAAGCAATGTGGGAGATCAGAAATAGACGACCAACTTTTTCTTTACCGCAAATCGGACGGTTGTTTGGTAAAAGAGATCACACTACAGTTTTGCACGGGATACGAGTTCATCAAAAACGTTTAGATGATCTTGAAGAATTGCGCGACTGAATAAACATGCGCAATCTTGTTGGCAATAGTGCCAACAGGTGGACTGAGGCCAGTTACTGACTTTTGTTCCGATGTTTGTTCCCGAAACTGACTTGCCCCCGGCCTCGTCTTCGGTCGGGGGTTTTTTATGCGTAAGATTTAACTATGATCTTTCCGTTTCCGCCGGTTGTTAATGGCGAAGTGTTCGACTGGCCTCCAGCGCCGCCTCCGGGCTGTACGCCCGACTGGCCGTAGGTCGGGTTGTACCATCCGCCTCCGTCTCCACCATCGCCCCCATTAGTGGATGTACCACCCAGACCGTAGCTGTAAAAGTTTGAGCCGCCCCCGCCGCCAGCACCGGCGTAAGTGGTATCAGAGCCAGCGCCGCCATTCGTTCCACCAGCCCCGCCCGTTTCTTCGGTGTCTAATGTTCCGCTAATAGACCCCGTCGGCGTGTATGACGTTGCAGCTTGCGCTGCCTGAAATTGACCGGCTCCACCGTAACCACCGATAGCCCAAAATGTCTCGCCAAACCAAGAGAAACCTCCGGCAGCTCCGGCTGTTCCATCATGCGGGGCGCTAGTGCCGCCCGTTCCAACAAAAACGTTTTGCGTAGAACTCAATTCTGAAAACTGGACAGTATATTTTTTGTAAGCTCCGCCCTGCCCCCCTTGAGAAGCTTCGCCGCCGTTGTATCCATTACCCCCTCCGCCTCCCGCGCCCCATATTTCTATTTCAGCATAGGAGGCACCACTCGGCTTTGTCCAAGTCCCGGATCCAGTGGAGGTAAACTCTTGCGTATCTATTAGAGTGCCCGGCGGAGCCTGTATGTCAGTAAAGCCGAGCCATATAATTGATGTCATTATGTAAGGCCGCCACCCGTTATGACAAACAAGTTGGTACCAACGCACAATACCGAGCAAAGTCCATACTGGGCCAGTGTCCGGTTTCCGGTTGTAGCGGTTCCGACTTTACGAAGAGTTACGCTAGTCCCCTGTGTGATAGTCTGAGACGAGCCGCTGTTATTGTATATTCCAACGGCTTGACCAGCAGAAAACACACCAGAGGGAACGGTAACTCCTCCGGTAGTAATGCTTATGTATTTACCAGCGTCGCTGGCGACTAGAGTATACGCACTGCTCTTCGAATTGGCCGGTATATCGCGAACGTCTCCCAGAGCATCATTTACAACATCCGCGGTTACGTTTCCTGAAGCAGTGACTGCCCCCGTCACGTCAAGCGTAGAGCCGTCCCACGTCAAGTTTGCTGATCCGGTGAGTACATTGCCAGAGTTGAAGATAAGTTGCGTGTCTGATCCAGCGATAGTCGTCGTGGCCCGGATGTTTGTCCCGTCAGAAAATATTACGACGTTTTGCGATCTCGTAATGGTAGCAGATGTACCGCCCCCAGCAGACGCAATTATTACTGACCACGGTCCCCCAGAAGCGTCTGTCGTCGTGTTTCGAACGATCCATACGCCGCCTATGCCGGACGGGATGGTATATGTAACGCTCGCCGAAATGGCCCCAGAAATATCGAAGATAAGATTTTGATACTGACTTGAAGTAAGCGTCGCAGATCCACTTGAGGCGTTCAGACTAAGTACGCCACCGAGGGCTTTATCGAGAATATCCAAGTCACCATTTACCGGCACGTTCCAAGTGTCGACGTAGTCGCCGTTGGCCGGTTTTTCTAGAGACTTATTTGTTGTGTATGACGACGCCATCGATTGATCCTCAAATATGCTGGTTCGCTATATCAAGGGCCTTGGCGACCTGATCGTCGCTTTCCTTGAGAAATTCCTCGGTGCTCTGCGTGACCTGCTTCCGGGCCGCGTTAGCGAGTGCCCGCAAGTTTACCGCACCCTTGACCGATCCGCCAGTGGCTCGACCGGGGCGTTCAGTTGTTGGAGTTCCCTGCCCGTAAGCTGTCACAGTGTTACTTAGAATTGTGCTCATTTTATTGAACAAGCGCCCGACGGCACTGTTCTGCCGAGCAAGGTCTCCTAGTCGCTGTATGTCTCGTGGGTCGGTGGATGTCGCCAAAGGCAGCAGTTTGTTGGCAATACGTCTCTCAGTCGCATCTAACGCAATCTTGCCTGCGGATCCAATACCTGCCCCTATAGCGGCTTTAATCGCCAATTCAACAGAAAACTGGCCGCCAAGAAAAGCCGCCTCCATAGCTGCCCCACCAACAGCTCCAACAATTGCGGGCGGGGCCAGCTTTTCGGCAAATTCTTTCATTCCGCCTTTTTCTGCAATAAATTGTAATTGCTTAACTTTAGACAGGAGTTGTTCTGATAGAACTTGACCCTGTATTGCGGAATATCTCTGAGGTCCAAGAACCATCAGCGCCCGGCTACGGAAATCAGGATTGTTGAATGACTTTGCCAAAGAGTTTATACCCGACTCGCCTTTAGCCGCCGTTTCAGACAAGCGCTGGGCAAACCCCGTGGCAAACAATTCTCGCTGCTCTGGTGTCATTGTTCTAAACGCATCGGCAATTTCTTTGCGCTTGAAGCTGTTCATGTTTCCAAAGAACTTATAGCCTGCCTCCGGGGCGTCAGCCGCATTGAATGTTTCAAAGGCAACGCCGCGGGCGTTCCTATAGCCGGGAACAGTATCGAGTGTCTTGAGTATCTGATCTCGCGCATTTTGAGCAGAAGACGCAAGCGTGTTGTCTCGTTGCCCCTTCGCAACTTCTCCAATGTCTCGAAGTTCCCGCTGCACCTGATGCCAATAAGACAAGTTTCCGTTTGTAACCCTTGGAGGAACGGCTTTTTGTCCGGGCGTAGTAACTACACCAGACGTTGTCCCTGTTGTCTGTGGGGGAACAGCGGCTTTGCCCGGAGTAACGGAGGGTACACGGATATTAAAGCTAGGGTTGTTCTTTGCTGTTTCTTCCGCCCTTTTCATTGCCTGCTGAACAATTGGCCTGCTTAGTAGGGAAGAAAATTTATTTTGCGGCATGGATTGGGCAAGAGGATTAGATCGCGTTATGCTGTAGACTTGATCGCGGATAATTTTTCCGGACTGCTGCGCCAGCTCTTGCGCACGCGCAGCATCAATTGGTCCACCAAAAATATTGTCAATGTTTCCTTTGAGACGTTCCCCGCTCTCCTTCACCCGCTGCTGCAACTGCTGATTGAAAGATGTCGCAGCCTCAGACGCAACAGGTGTGCGCTCCGCCATGCTCCCAAGGAGCTTGCGCGTTTGCGGACCGGCCATATCAGCAATGCTAAGAGGCGCACCCGTGCGCATTGCTTCCTGTAATTGATCCATCGTCATGTTTGTCTGGCCACGACGAATATCTTCAGCAAGAGCGGCGGCTATGCGTCTATTGCTTACGCCTTTAGGCACAACCATCCCGCGCAGACCGCCAAACAAACGCCCAACGGCACTCGCTGCGAGGCCAGATCCAATGCCGCCAGCCAATGCGCCCGTAAGGCGACTAATTTCTTCGCTCCCCTTGTCTTCAGAAGAGAGCGCCAAAAGCTCAGAGCCTACGCCTGCGCCACCTCCGGTTATAAGCCTGCCCGGTAAGGTGCGCAGTGCTCCCGGCAACCCTTGTGCGGCAAACTCAGCGCCCTTACCAACAATCTTACCGGGCGTCGTCTGCGGCTCATAGGTGAGCGCTTCCGGAGCGCCAGCGGCCTTCATTGTCTGTTTGAAAGTTTTCTCGACACCCTTGTATGTGGGCAAGTGCAGGATGGGGGAAGAATACCCCTTCTTCTGCATTTTAGTCTGATCGCCCACCCACGGAAGCGGCTTCCGACCGTATTCCTCTTGCTCTTTAGGAGAGATTATGTCGAGCTTCTTGGCCGTCCACAACGCGCCGGAACGAAGAGCTTCCGGGATGTCTTTAGCGATGAATGTCTCAACAGAACCGGGGCCACCCACTACTGTAGCAGCAGCGCCTTTTGCACCTTCCGACAATACGGATTTCGCAACATCTAAAGCCGTTTCCCGAAGCGTAGGGCCCGGAGGAAGTGGCTTATTTATACCTTTCAAACGTATATCGAGCGGAAGAACTTCCGGTTCCGTGCTTTTTGGTTGCGCGGGGGCTAGATGGAAAAAATGATCTTTCAGGAGAGGATTTTCTTCGTCCATTATTGTTCTCCGATGAAATATCTGCTCATGTTGGATAACCCAAAAATCTTTTTTAATCCGTCGTCTATTTGCTTAGGAGTATATTTTCGGCGTCGGATGTCGAATAGAAGTTGCGGTCTTAGTAATATAATTTTTGATATGGCATCCACTTCCTTGGTGTACAGGGAAGATGGGCGCAAGCGCTCAAAATCCTTTGACGCAAGGTGGCCCGTCGCCCCTTTTACTGCGCTGATATATGCGTCGAGGTGGTTTGCACGATCTATCGCCCTCTGCGTCTGCACCATTAGATCGGCAGATAGCTTCGCAAAAGCCTGCGGGTCCATGCTCGGTTGCGCAATCGCTTTCTTCAAAAGATCAAGCGCCGCGTAACTTTCTTGCCCCGCCCCCTTGGCACTGGCGGCAGCCTGAAGAGCAGATATTTTTTCATTTATTTGTTTAATTTTATCAGCTTTGCCAAACACATTTGGACCAAGTCCAAAACTACGAGCAAGCGTATTCAAGGCACTGACAACTTCGGCTCGCCCATTGAAACCAAATCCCGTTTCGTTTAAGCCCTTACCCTTAGCTGCTTTGGCAAGGTTCTCGGCTAGATCGCCCATATAACGGGCGCTATCTCTTGCCGCCTGCGCGGAAGACTTGACTGCTGTCGAATATCTTTTTGCGGCGTCCGTGGCTATTGCGCCTGCTTCACCAGCGTTGTCGACGATCTTACGATCTTCTTTAGCGACGGCAATTGTTTTATTGTCAATAAACGGTGACGCAACAGGCGTCTTCCCTACGGCAGGCTTCTTTTCAGTAGGCGTCTTCCCTACGGCAGGCTTCTTTTCAGTAGGCGTCTTCCCTGTAGCAAGTGTTTTTGGAGAAACTGCAGCGTCTTCGGTCGGTAGACCGGCTTCTTCTAATTTCTTTTTTGCTTCAGGCCCCGTGGGTACACTGCCCAAGAGCTTGGGAGCTTTGCCACTTTCAACCAAATCCATGTACTCTCCGTAGCGCATCGGCGTTCCGTTAGCGAGCCACACGATCCGGGTCGTACCAATTACCTGAACGCTCTTCTGCACGTTACCGATAGCGATGCTGCGAGCCGTCTCTGCCTGAACAGTCGCAGGACCCTTAGCCTTCTCCTCCTCGGCTTCCTGCTTACGCAGGGCGGTGTAGGCGCTTAGACCGCCGATAGCGCCCTCACCGAGCGCTCCGCCAAGGGTGGGACGTCTCGAGGCCAGCATCGATCCAATACCTCCAATGAGGGGTACAATAAATTTCTCGGATGTCAGAGCTGACGCCGTATCGGGGCTGACACCCAATTTGCCGAGCAGGCCCTTGCCAAAGTAACCCCACGGGGCAGATCGCGGGGTGTCCT